TGCAATCCTTTTTGACTCACGCCATCGGCGACGATCGCTCCGCTGACCGGATGGTTGAAGGCGAAGTTGGTATCGACGCCTGAATAGGTGCTGAGTTGGCTCATTGGTGTTTAATCTCCTTTCGATGCTTGACGAGTTCTTTACCGTGTGTCTGCCAAGCGCCTACGCCTGGAGATTCACATCAACGGTGAGTGAGTGCCCAGATTCGGATTCAATCACAAGCACGACGATGGAAGGCAGCACGCGCGCGGCTCGCTGTGCCGATGAGAGGCTCGACACTGGCGGCGCATAGAGCGCGTAGCCTTTGGGTAGCGGATCACCGTTGTTGATGGCCGCATTGCCGACGCCAACAGTGACGCCATTCCAGAAGCCGGATGGTTTGATAAAGCCTTTGACTTGCGCGCGCTGACAAGCATTGGAAATCACGCCGCGCATCATGGCCATGCCGCCCTCCGTAATGGGCAGGGCGGGAACCGACGTCAGCAGGTTGACGCCCGAGTACTGGATATCGCTGGCCAGCATGTCCACGTTCAGGATGATGTCGAAGAAAATGCCGCTCGCCATCGTCGCGTACATGAACCATGCATAACCGCCCTGGAAGGGGCAATACACGTTGCAGTTCAACCCTGGATTCGAGCGGTCACTGCTCCCGCAGATGGCCGCAATCTGACTCGACGTCAGCGGCTCGGCCGCGATGCTCGACACCGGCTTGAACATCACGTCGAAATAGGAACCCGCGGCGCCCGTGTTGCGCCCCATGGCGATTCCCATCGCGGCGGCGCAGGCGTAGATGTTGTTCGGATAAAGGCCGCCTTGCGTGGTGGCATACACGCCAAACGTCCGGTTGAACTTCAATGCCTGGAGTTGCGCCGGCAAGCTGGTGCTGGGCGCGTTGAGAACCGCGGCCTCTCCCGTCGTGTAGAAATACGTGCTGGCGGGGTAGGCGGCTTCGATGTAGGTGGCGATATCGACGTGATCGGTGTCAGCGGCAGTGCCGACGAACATGCAGGAATACCAGCCAGCATCGGCCGCGCGGCAGGCCTGAACCGCTTCGAGCGGAGTCTCGCCGATAGCGCTAATATCTACTTCAAGTCCCGTGCCGGTCCCGCCCGTGACGCTGTTCGTGTTAAGCGCAGCGTAGCCGGTGCCCTGCGAGCCTTCCACTAATTCGAGAGCGGTCACAACGCCGGTCGTTGACCCGCTGGTTTGGGTACCCGTCACTTGCAGTTGTCCGAAGGATGCACCAGATTGCACGACAGTGACGATATCGCCAGCCATGTAACCGTGGCCGCCGATCAAGGCGGTGAAGGTCACGGCCCCGGAAGAAAGAATCGCCGTCGTTCCTAGCGAAAGTGTCACTACGGAAGAATCTACCGCTATGACGAAGGTGAGCGGAGCGATGCCGGTGCCGGATACGAGTTGGCCGACGATGATCCCGGTCGGATCCGCGACTGTCAGTGCTGTCGATCCTTTCGTGGCGGAGCCCGTTGTCGCCACGGGTGTGCCGCCGCTGATGTTAAAAGTCTTAATAGCGGTGAGGTCCTGGCGCCCAATCGACAGATAGGCTGGCGTCGGTGATTGGCCGAAATAAATCTCGGCTGCCAGATACTCAGGATCGGTGTCCATAAAGCCATCCGACTCCATGCCTTCGAGATTGTAGTATTCCCTGATGCGGGGTCCGGAGCCTCCGACCGAAGGAATGCGAGAGCTCGATCCGACAATCAATGCTCGATTGAAAGACGGACCAGGGACACCGGCGGGCGAGATGAACGTTTCGACGTTGAGCACAGTGCTCAGGGGTAATGGCATATTCATGGTTTTGGTCGTTCCTTTCTGTGCCTACGACGCGATCGAGCCGATGTCGATTTCGGTCGTGAGGATGTTTTCCTTGACGAGAGTTACTTCGATGCCCAACGCCGTTGGGGCGATGAGCGATTCCTGAACCAGTTCATTGAACTGCAGAGTCACGTCCGCGCGCGGCCACCACTGGCCTTGAAACACTTCAGGTGCATAGGTCGGACGATTCCACCGCGGCACGACATAGATGCCGAGTTGCGCTAATGCGTCGTGCGCCCAATCGAGAGAGAGCGCGGAAACGATCAGGCGCGCGCGGTCCGCGCAGTTCGGGCCATACAGGCAGAAATGCAGGTCCCACGGCTGCGTGTAGGCCGTCTGTTTCGTAAGGCTGACGCCATCGTTCGGAGTGTCGATCGAGTCGCGCGCTTGCGAGAATGGGGTGTCCGCCGGCGTCGCGCGGATGAAACAGATATCCTCGGTGATGCCCCAGGCTGGCTGGCCCTCCTGCGGCCATTCGATCCGCACCGCATACCACGCCGCCGCATTCGAGAAAGTCACCGCCACGTCCGCGGCCGTCGCAGTGCACGGTTGCGAAAGCGTCGCGACGTTGCCGGTGATACTCAGGACGGTGGTACCCGCCGGGATGCCCGCACCGGCCGACTGCTGGCCTGCGGCTATTCCCGCAGCGACTGCGACCGTGATAACTGCGCTTCCCGCCGTCGTACTCATGGCAGTCACGATGAGTTGCGGATCGATCCCGAGCGCCTGGGCAACGAGGATCTGGAATAGCGACGCCATCGACTCCGGCGTCTGCGCGGAGGAAGTCAGCGTCTGGCCGTTCGGAAATGTCGTGCTGCTCACGCTCCGCCCATCCTCACCAAAATCGCGCTATAAAATCCGAAGTCTTTCCATGGCGTCACACTCTGCACGCGGTAGGTCTGCCCGTTCCAGGCCACCTTGTCACTGATGGCGCCCAGTGATTCGAGCGTCTCGTAAATCGGATCGGTGGTGAGAAATTGGAGAGACCCGCTCACCCTGTCGCCCTCGGGAACTTGCTCAAGCGCCTCGGCTTCCGCCGGCACGATGGTGCCCGATGACTGAATGCTGATCGGCGCATTCGCGCGCCAGCCGCCAGCCACGAACGAGCCGCGCGTGCGGATGATGGTCACGCCGCCCGGCTGCGCGAAATCGGGATCGTTCACGATGTCTCCGACCTGGATCATTGGGGACCCATACGAACCACGAATGTGATATTCCGGCGCATCTGGCCGGTGTCAATGAGTGGCCGCTTGCCCGCCCGTTTCGCTTTTGGCAGCCGCGCCAAGGTCGACGGCGCGTTCTCTGCCCAGTTGTTTCGCGGGTCGGTAAACCACCGCTTCGCTCCGTTCGCCGCCACCGTGCCCGCCAGGTTCAATTCGCGGCGGGCGATGTCCGGCCGCCGATCTGCCACCGCGGCCGCGGCTTTGCCCATGTGCGGCGTGATGATAGCTTTGTTGGCCACAATGGATGGCTCCAGGACCGGCCGCGCCGGGATGCGGCGCTTCGGCGAGCCTTTCGAGTGAATAAAAAGCAAACTGGCGTTGGTGATGGCGGCGCCCTTGCGCTGAGTCTTCGGAGCCGGAATTCCTACCAGAACCTCGGCACGCCGAAGTTGTGACAGGTCGCGCTGAAGGCGCACCAGACCGGCGAGGCCGGGGCCCGACTTACTGACGCTGACAGGATTCATACGCCGACTACCCGACCTCGATAGTCGCGAAACAGGATGTATCTATCTGTCGCGTTTGGATTCGCCGCCTGGCGCGCACATTGAAACGATCTTCGCTAATGACACCGCCGCCGATCAACACGTCACCCGATTGACAGTGAAATGGCTCAAACATCCATCTCTCCCCCATGGAATGAAGGTCGGTCACTAGGCGCGGATATTCTGGCACTCCGCAAGCCATGATCTCTTCAATGGTTCGCCGCGGCGTGACTTTTACTTTCACTTTTTCCATTTCCTCACCACACCAACATCGGACCCGCGCCGATAATCCGCGCGAAGGTCGCGAATTGCTTTCCGTACTGAGTTTCATTCCAGGAGGCCCACGAATCCAGGCCTGGCGTCGGAGTCATGCCGACGCTCACCGGCCCCACTGACTTGGAAACGCGAATCCCCTGGGCGAGCCCGGCAGCCGCAGCCTGGCCGGGCGCCGATCCGACATTGCCATCCGATTCCAGCCAGAGCGTACAAAAATGCGCGACAAACAAAGCCATGCCGATAGCCCAGGAATCACACCAGCGGCCCTGTATGATCGACGCCGACGCGAGTGTGATATAAGCGTTAATGACAGCGACCGGCAGCAGAGGAGAAGAGTACGCGCTCAGGGGTTGCGCGCCACTGCCGGTCGCCGAGGCCGAGATGGTGATTTGTGATTCCGAATCGACGGTCTGGATAACCGTGTTCGCCGGGAGTCCCACGCCGGCCACCATCTGACCGGCGGACATTCCCGCGGTGCTGGCGATCCCGGTGATGACGGGCGACCCGGGCGACTCCGTCCCTGTAATAGCAGTCGGCGCGCCGGCGAACTTCGGATACATCGCGAAGAAGTCCGCCAAGCCATACGGCGGATTTGATCCGACGACGATGTTCGAAGCCGCCGCGAAATTGCCGATGACTTCCGGCCCGTAGCCCCAGGCCTCGGCGATCCACTGATTGAAATTGGGCCGCATGTCAGTTCACCGAAACCCCGCCGATCTGCTCGGGGACTCCGCAGGTTACTTTCCCTTCGCCGCCATCTTGGGTGGATCTGCCGGGGGGACCGGCACTGCGGCCGGCTTGGGCGGCTCGACGGGCTGCAATACCTGAATCGAGTTGTCCTGCAAGCCCAGTTTAAACGTCCCCGTTTCTGCGACCCAATCGGGCACAGTGGTCAATCTGGGGCTCGGCGCGACAGTCACCTGTTCGGCGCCGAGTATGAAACTTTTTGTTCGGCTAACGATGATCTGCATTGAATCCTCTTCGGGGAAAAATGGACTGCGCACGGGGTTAGGGCCGCGCGCAGTCCGTGAGTGTTTTGAGGTTCTGAGCCGGCTGACTAGGTGTTCGTGTTCAGCCCGTCTCCGTAGATGGCGGTCTGCGTGCGTTTCCAGATAACCTGGGATACGCAACCCGCGAAGGTCGTGATGTACGCGCCGGCGCCGATGGCCGCAGGCACGGTGAGCATCTTCTTCACCGGCTGCGGGATCTTCAGATACACGGCGGACTTGTCTTTGCGATAGAGCACGCAGCGTTCGCTCGATGAGGCGCCCTGCGTGGCAATCCAGTCGTTCGGCAGTTTGTTGATCTTGAAGTCGATCGCGTACTTCTGCCCGACCTGCTGCTCGAGATAATCCAGGATGGAGTTGAAGCCGATTCCGTTGAGAGTCATCGGCTGAAGCAGGCGGCCAAACTCGGTCCATGGGATCAGGAGCCGATTCGGCAGCCCAAACGTTTCGTCGTACCCCGCATTGGATGCCACGGCGTTGATGAGGTACACGATGTCGTTCAGGATTTCGGTCGGCGTCTTCGTGGCCCAGCCGGGATGGTTGGCGGCTCCGTTGGGCACGACCGTTTCCGGCACCGCCGGATTGTTGACGAGACCCGGCAGTCCCCTGAATCCAAGATACGCGTCGTAATCGAGCGCTTTGGCCCAGAGGGAAGCGATGGCATCGTCGTATATGGCTTGAAGGCTGAATGGTGCGGGTTGGCCCACGCGTTTGGCAAATTCGAGCTTCTCCAAGTCGATCATACTGATCGTCATGTTGTAGCCGAAGAGGTGTACGGAATACAGCCCCTTGGTGATGTTTGCCTGAACTTCGGCCGCTTCCGTGGTATCGTTCGAAATCAGGCCATATTGCGATGTCCCGACGGAACGATAATCCACGGCATAAGCCGAAATTAGTTCAGGGAATCCGCCGCCGACATCGATGTCGAGGTCTCGGCCGTGAGTGACCGATTGCAAGGGCTTGACGAGCTCGGTGTCGATGAGTTCGAGTTCGCCCGTGAGGAAAGCGAGGCCGGAAGCACTGGCAGCGTCGAAAGCCCTGCCATTGCCGCCCGGCATTTGGTCCGTCGCGCGATAGCGGAGGACGTCGCGCGCCGTAGCGCGCCGTACCAACTGAGGATTGCGAATCATGTTCGTCTATTCTCCTTTCGCAATTAGGCGCCGCGCCGGCGCAGGATGGTGATTTCGGCCACGCCCGAGCCATCCAGATAGCCCGTGCGGAAAACGAAATCGGGTAATGCCACTGTGTTGCTGAAGGTCACTGCGCCTGTGAGCGCCGCAGTAACGGCCTGCGAAATGGTGATTGTGCTGGAGCCAATCGCTGACACGTAGGTGCCCGCGGGGATAACGCCAGAAGCGGCAGTGATGATCTGTCCGACCTTGATGCCGGTCATGTTGTTGGGTGTGACGGTGGCGCCGGAAGCATCCGTGGCGGTCAGATTGGAAACCACCTCGGGCGCCGCTTCGAGATCGCCGACGGCCGAGCCGGGGGTCGCGGAGTTGGCTACCAGGCGGCAATACACCGGGCCACCCGCAATGGGAGTGCCCACCGGCATGTTGACCGTGATGGAACCCACCTCAAGGACATCGGCCTCTTCGCCGGCTGCATAATAGCCAACCTGCGCCAGGCCGGGCGTCTGACCGGCAGGATAGGTCAGCATGGTCTTAACTTCGCGAACCGCAATGCCGAGCGCTGAACCGGGATTACCGATAAGCGCACCCAGTAGCGGGATGTTGGTGACGGTCGCCAGGAAGTCCACGATGGACTGCCATTTGCCGCCGGTGCTGTCGCCGACCAAAACTGCAAGGTCGCCGAAATTGAGATTGCTGGGGCCAGCGAGAGGACGCGAAACAATCACGCGCTCACCCGCGCGGGAAACGGTACCAGGGAAGCCTACATACGGCCCCGTTACCGGGATGGTACTGCCAAGAGACGTGAATACGTTGGCCATGGCTACTTTTTCACCTCGACTTTCTCGCCGGCGCCTTGCCGGTCATAATGTTCCTGAAGCCGTTTGTTGCGTTCCGTGTTCGGATCGCCCGCGGCGACATCAGCGGCGCGGCGGTGGCCAGCCTCGGCAACTGCCGCATAGGTTCCACCGCCATTCGCCCGGCTGGTTCCGTACGCTTGGCGATGCGCCGCATTGAATGCGCGCCGCACGTTCGCGTCATTCGAACGCGCCACTACAGGGCGGAGCACCCGCAGGATTTCCAGCGCATCGGTTGCGGGTGTGGCCGCCGCCTCTTCATTGACCGGCTCAATGAATTGATCGGCTGCCCGGCGCCGTTTCTTGCGGCCTTCGTCGGCCGCGGTGCGCTTGTCGCCCTCAGATCCTCGGATCGGATGGAAGCCGTTGGCCTCCTCGATGTCTTCGGCGACTTCAGCGCCTTCAGATTCTGCTCCTTCCTGATGCTCCGCTTCCTCGCCTTCCTCTTCGAAAAACTCATCGAAGAGATCGGCGAGTTCGTCGAGGTCAACGTCTTCGGCTTTGCGCTTGTCTTCGGCCGCTGCCAGGTGTTTGTCGAGCATGCGGTCGAGCGCCGCGTGGTATCTCGCGCGGCAGTCATCTGCCGGTTTCTTGTCTTCCACCGGAGCGGGTTTCTCTTCGGCGGGCTTCTTCACTTCGACCGGCGGCTTTACTTCGCCACCGGGCTCGGCGTCTTTCTCTGCGGTCTTGGCTCCCTTGATAGCTTCCGCAGCCTCGGCCAACTTCTCAGGGCTGGTTTCGGCATCGGCGGCGTAGGCTTTGAAGCCAAGACCGAGTAGGTGTTTGAACAAATTGGTCACCTTGCCTGTCTCCTTTCGAATGCCGGTGGAGCTGCTCCCGGCTTGCTTCCGCTCCTGCGATTCAGGGGCGGCGTCTTTGATACGGGCCTCAGCTCCGGCTCGGCCCCGCGGTACGACCGCGACATGGTTGATTACGATTTTTCGCTGCACCAGGCGCTTGCCATCGATGGCGAGATTGTAATCGTATCCGCAAGAAAGTTCGCGCTTCTCGCCGCGCTCAATCTCACTGAGCAGCGGTTCTCGCTTGACAATTAGATCGCCGATTAAGGGTTCGTCGCCGGACTCGAGCGGCGTACCCCCGCGGCGCACGTTCTCAACGTGGCCATATTCCAGGCGCTGCACATTCGTCGGATTCACGAACTGCTCGCCGGGCGGGTGACTGTCGGTAATGGATTTCCCTTCGCAGCTCGCAATCGTCGCCGCGCGGAAGACCTCGGCGGGATTGCGATAGACTTGAACCGTCCCGCCGGCTCCAGCATCGATGCCGAACTCCTTCAAGACTTCGGCGAGACGACCGTCTTCATCGTTTCGGAGCAGTTCGCGAACTTCGTAATCCTGCCAGCCGGTCCGGGCGAGCACCACATCCTTGCACACCAGAAATCCCTCCGGCGTCCGGCCGATGTTGTCCGAGATCCTTGAAACGTAGAAATCGAGTTCGCCCATGTGGTTTTCCGGAATTCCGCCTATAAAGGCTTGGCTATGGCTATGGCTTGGCTAAGGCAGGCGGAAAAAGTCGGAAACGTACCGGAAAATTCCGGATCGTTTCCGGAAAAATTACGCGCAACCACCAATCCTTGCACCAAACCGAACCTGTGCCAAAAGTTCACAGTCAGAAATGTTTTTGTACTACGCGTGTCGAGTCAATGTAAACATATAGAGCACCACCCGAAAGTGGTATGAACTTTTTTTGGAAAAATCTTTTTCACCTTGAAGTGGTGCTTGTTTTCCGCGCGGCCTGCCACGATAGGAAATCCACAGGATTTTCACAGGCAAATCGCACTTCTTACAGGCCCGCCTTTTGGAGCGTTGGCCAGGTAACATAGACCGCCAACAGGAAAACTCCCCAGTAGAACGCGGCATTGCCATACCACAAAGAGCCGGCAGGACCGCGCCACCACCACGACTGCCCGAGAGCAGCGATGAACAGCAGAAACACGCAAAGAATCGATATGATCTCCATAGCTTTTTCCTCTCTCTCTCAAAGTCTCGGCGAGTTATTCACGCCATCCGGTGGCGATACCATCCGCGCGCACAACAGACCGAACAACTCCACCTTCGAAAGACCATTGCCGCCTGGATGCGGATCGTGCACCAGACGGCCGTTGCAGCCCACGCACGCATGTAGGCCGCCCCGCGGGCTCACCCCTTCGATCGTGTGCCACGTCTGCCCCACGAGAAACATGCGCGCAAGAATCGGATCGTCCGGCGGCACCTGCACATACACGAGGCCGTAAGGAAATAGGAACCATGCCACTTGATCCAGAAACTCATCGCCATCGGTGAGGAAGTCGGGGATGTCGCCGAGCGGTATCTCGAGGATTGAAGCCAGGCACGCCGCGAAGCAATTGCCTACACCCGAACCCACGCGTGTCTGCTCGACAGGGATCATGTCAGTCGACCATCTCTTCCAAAGGATCAAAACCCAAAATCGCTACAACGTCCTCTGGAGTCTCGGCCATCTCTTCGTCATCGTCCGGCGTCTCATCTTCGTAGACTTCCTCGCGCCAGTCGAGATCTCCATCATCCGGCGGTCCGAAATAAACATCAGGCAGCGGCATACGCCTTCCAGTCAGCAAACACAGTCGGACTGATATAGCTCTGAAGCGCGACCGTCGGCGTGTTGCCTAACTTCTCAGAAACTACCTTAGCGACTGCAAACACTGATTTTTTGTACTCTTTCGGATTTGTCGGCGGCTTGATGGCTTGGACCTGCTCCAGCGCGACACTGGTTCCTAGCCGTGTTCGGAAATCCTTAGTCTTGAATCCGCCACCATCAAAAGAGTGAGTGTATTCGAGCAGTGTGTTTTCGGAGATGTCTGGGAATAACTGCCCATTGGGCCCGGCCGCTTTCGCGCGCTCTGCAAGAACCTTCGCCACCGAGCCAGGAATCGGCAGTTTCAGATTGACTCCCTTTTTTCCGGTGAACTGTAGATACATCTTGTCGCCGCGCTGCACAACGTGCCGGCCCTGCAACGTTGTGGCGCCATAGGCTTGCGCACTAACTTTCCTGTCCGCTTTAGAGCCTGGGCGGATTCCCATCTCCATGATGAGCTGGATGCACTCGGCATGCTGCCGCTCTTTTTCGTCGGCCGATTTCAGCTTCGCGGAATTCTGGCGCTGGATCTCGGGGAACTTACTGTCAAGCTCTTTGATGCGCGCGAACTTAGCTTCGGCCTGTGAGTTCTGAAAGCGCTTCGAATACACATACTGCAGGCGGCCCTTGGCATCCTTGCCGGTCGCTTGTAAGTCCGCATCCGGATCGCCG